CTGCTATGAACGCCCTTCAGACACGTCTTGTCGCTAGGGTTAAGCCTGATCCGGTCCTTTGGGATCGTGCGATCGGCATGTTCATGGATTTTTTCCGCGAATCTATGTGTGAGGGGAAGGTCTCCTTTGAGGAGATGTCGTATGCCGACTATATAAATTCGATGGAGTGGCCAGAGAAGCTGAAGGCTGATGCTTTTGAACTGCTCTCCGAAATCGAAGGTCATGAGGAAGCTTGGCTCGACACCAAGATACGTGCTTTCCCGAAATGGGAGGAGCACAAGCAGAAGGTTGCCCTCAATACCCGTCTGATCCAGGGGTTCTCCCTTGGTTTCAGTATAATCGTCGGTCGCTTTGTGAAGAGCGCTTACAAGTGCCTGAAAGGGGTCCTGGGTCGTACTGACTCCAAGATCGTGATCGGTAGCATGATGACCGCTGAGCAACTCGGCCAGTGGGAGGAGAACTGTCGCACATATGGTGGTTCGAGAGTGATTGACTTAGATGGAAGCCAGTATGATAGCACTACAGCAAAGTGCAGTACCGAATTCTTTTACTCTCTAATGTTCGACTGTTTTAATTGTTATCCCGTATCGAAGCCCGTTATCGAGCGTGCTTTCGAAATTTCCGGTTCCCTATTTGCACAAGGAATCAAGTACAAGCTGCCAGGATGGGCAGTTGAACTCGGGATATTGCCAACTCTGTCGGGTCACAATGACACAACCTTAAAGAATTCATTCCTCCGGTTGATTGAGACTATCTATTACCTTCTTTCGTGTGGTGCAACTCCTATTGGGGTTGCAGTAGCGGGTGATGATTCTCATGCCCACTCTAGTGGTGGTGATGTTAATGTGGAACGACTTAAGATGTTGGGTGAGGGGCTGGGCCGTATCGAGAAGGTGGAATATAGCGGCCCACCTGAAGGTAGCATTTTCTTGCGTAAACGCTTTTATCCCACCGACGACGGATTGATTCCAGGCTCCTTAATTGGACGTGGTATCGCCGGATTAGGGTGGGTCAAGGCCATCATTCCCAGCCGTAAGAGGGCGGGTGTGATTCGCGGTAATGCTAAAGGACGTCTTGCCACCGACGGGCATGTCCTTATTTTGCGTGAATATTGTCTCAAGTTGATCGAATGGACAGACGGGATCCTTGAAATAAAATCGAAACATGGTAATCGTGAATGGCTGGTCTATGAAAGACAACATAAGTATACTCACGAGACCTTAGTCTATACAGCAATGATTTACGGCGTTTCAGTCGCCGATCTGTTAGACGCAATTGATTTTATAAACAATCTTAAGCCAGATGGAGTTTTAGACCACTGGGTTCTTCGCAAAATCTTTTTGATGGATGTAGGTAACGCAGATCCAGTTCGACCAGGATTAGTTTATGGTCGTACGGCTGTTGGCGCGCTCAGTGGAGCCTATGCCGCAGTCGCCTCGTTCCCTTGGACCGTTATTGTTGTAGCTCCCATTGTTGAGGAAATGACAAAATTTGCATTGAATGCATTTTTCTGGATTATCTCGCTTTGGCTCTTTTTTGGAGCTAGCTTTATTGCCAACTTCTTCTGCCTTTTATGGGGAATATTAGTCTGCATGTACATTTCTTTGCAGGAGTCTAATATAGGTGGAGGAGTACATGTTCCGGATCTTTTAGCACGGTTGACCTTCCATTTTTGCTGTTTTGTGGCGAATGTTGCTTTCTTTCCTAGCGGGATAGTTTTGCACATGCTACATAACTGGTCAGCTATGTATTATCCAGCTTTGCCTTTGTTCTTTCCTTTGCGCATTACCACATCCTTTAAACAACTTGCTTTGTTAGAACAGTTATGGGATGGTACTGTAGGCGCGATCGAGCCAGCGGCAAACTTTGGAAACGCCGTCGCCAGTTTGGGGATCAAGC